AGACGCAATTGATATAGGAAGGCTCTCTAATACATATTCACCAACCTTCTCGGCAGCCGGGCCAAATCCTTGGGTGTCGTATATTTCGGAAATCGTTAATCCGTCTTGTTGCTTTTTCGCCTGAAGTGCCTCAATATCTTGGGCGCTCATCTTAGCTATTTCGTCAATAAGCTCAAGTGGAGTTCCAGCTGACATTCCCTTGCTAGATGTTTGAGCTAGAAAGTTGTCGTAGTTCGTCTCAAGTGAGGGAATATTGAACTGGTCTGCGACAATATTCTGGGGTATTGCAGCTATGTTGTATAGCGTTTTTGGGAGTTCAAATATTGCCTGCTGAAGATTTAGAAGGCCAATCTTTGTTGAGTTCCAAAGATTCTCAGCAGTTGACATCTCAGGCGCAACTGGAGCTTCCTCAAGTTCTACGGGAGCGCCAAATACTTCTTCACCCTTTACGTATTTGGCAAGAAACTCCGCATAAGGAATCTCTTTACCATCTACTTTAATCGTGTCACCTTGAGAAGGAGAACTTGTAACCCCAGATGCAGATACTGAAGGAGATTGAGAAACGTCTTTTTTTTTTACATCAGGAAAGAGCTCCGTATATGCATTGTCAATTTTTTGCTTGTAGTCCGCACGGTTTGTGTAGGCGTCTGCAAATTGGTCATACGGTACAGTGATGCTTCCAAGTGATGAAAGTTCATCATAAATCTTTCTGATATCGTCTCCCATTCTATTAGGGGTTTAAATTACCAACTCCAGTTGGGACTGGAATCCCGTTAGCAAATTTACCACCAAATTGCTTAACAATACCAACGAAGTCGGCTATTGAAAGTTGTTGATTATAACCGTGTTGCTTTGCAAATTCAGCAAGGAACGCATTAGCTTGTTCTGGCGTTGCGATAAAGTCGCTTACACCAGTATCGCCAATAAGCTTTTCTAGGGCAGTCTGGTTACCAACACTCTTCTCTAGGATATTTGCACTAACAGTTCTTCCCCCGAGAATGAGTCTTCCGTCGCTAGTTATACCGCCAAGAGAAACCACTAGGGCTTGCTGCTTAGGTCCAGACGGCTTTACAGCAAGTGCGGGAAACTCGATAGCTTGTCCCTGTACGCTTACTGGCTGGTCAGTTTCCTTGTCTTTCCCGATAGAGAAAGTGCTCCTAAGAACCTCTTTGCCTCCTTTGACTTCAGTGAATGCTCTTATTCCTGCTTTTTTAGCAGCGCCACCAGAGCCTCCGCTTGTAGCCTCATCAAGAGTCTTTGCAAAATCCGCTCTGTTCTTAATCAACTCATTCATTCTAGAAACAGCTTTTGCTTGATATTCTGATGAATTTAGCTTTTCAGTGTAGTCTGGAGAACCACTTTGGATTCCCTCGTCAGCAAGCACTGAAGATGTGAATTCACGCAAAACACGAGAACCACGAGGATTGCTCTTAATGAATTCGTTTATCTGACCAGCAACTCTTTGCGGGTTGTAGTCTCGGATAGTCACATCACCAGTCTCTGTAACGGTATACGGAATTCTAATTCCTTTAATAAGAGTTGTAAATGGGTCTAGTGATTGCTGTGGTGCTTGAATGTCAGAGAATGGCTTTACATTGATTTTGTTTTGGTCATCAATGTTGTACTGGAATTCAAAATCATCAAGTTGCTTTCCTCGCAGAAGGACAGCTCCAGTCATAGGGTCAAACGACACATCGTTGGGCGTAAGTCCAGCAGCGCTCCAGATGTCTTTGCTTCTTTGAACTGCGTGGTATTCAAGGGTCTCCTCATCAAATGGAGAGCCCTTATCTCCAGTACCAGCGCCTTTAGCTACTGCATCATATGTCTGGTCGTATTCCTGACCATACTTCTGCGACTTCTGAAGAGCAGCAGATACTTGAGATAACTGCAACTGCTTCTGCGTATCAGAAAGAGATGGGTCGGCAATGATTTGAGCTGATTTAGTCAGTAGCACGTTTTGCAACTGCGTATCTCTTTCCCAAGCTCCACCAACTGGAAGCTTGTATTTAGCTGCTTGTGCTGCCCTTGTCTTAGCTGCATTAACCATATAGGGCCCCAGGTCGAGGTCCTCGATTACTGCTCTTGACATTCCTTGTGCGGGTACTAGTGCCATTACTTTCTTTTTTGAAATCTTTTAAGAAGCTTTCTAAAGTATCCGCTTTCTTCTTCTACTTTCTTTGCCTGCTCTGGATTCAAGATTACCTCATTCCCAGTCGCCTCTCCAACAACCTCGCCATCGGTATCTACCATTTTAATGGGGTTTGTCTTGTGTGAGAATTTTCCAGGAGTTATCATACCCCCGTTTTCCTGGGTTGGGACTTCTGATGTGGCATCCACATTAGCTCCATAAACATCCATTAATCCGTTACCGAATCCAGTCTCCATAGACTCAAACATTGAACCATTTTGTGAACTTAGGTAGTTTTGGATATTTGCTGGAACAGCTGGTTGACCAAGTGATTGTGTTTTACCAGTTCCAAAAACATCAGTAAGTCCAAGCTCTTTCTGTGCTGCAAATCTTGTTGCATCACGAAGTCCTCCAAATACATTTTGAACACCGGCGTCCATACTGGCGTTAGCTCCAGCTACTTGAGCAGCCCAGTCTTGATATTGCTTATTCTGAACATCGGTTTCAGCCTGTCCAAGAGTTTGAAGGGCAGCAATTCTTTGCTGGTCAAACTGAGCTTGTGCGGCGCGAAGGTTTCTAGAGTATTGCTGCATAAGCGGTTGAGTTCCCCCAAGAATACCTCTGGCACCAGCCGTGCTAAGGGCACCAAGGCTGCTTGAAAGACCGCTTCTAAGTTGAGCGTCTGCCTCTGCTCTAAATTCTGCGGAAACAGGCTCATTTGCCATCTCAATTATCGCGGGAGCCACCCTAAACTCAGGCTTATCACGCTTTAAGCGCATAAGCTCGGAAAAAGCTGTTCCAGCTTGGATTCCGCCAGCTATTGTCTTTCCGACAGAATATGCAGCCATCAGCCCGCCAGCTACGTATTTTGGTGTCTTGTTCTTTACGGCCTTCATATATACAAAGATAAAAAATTAAGGGTGGTGTAGTTTAGATTCCTTAACAAATGCATTAACAGCATAAACCTGTACTTCGTCTTCCGTTACCAAGCTAAGTCTATGCTTCATATAGGCTCCACGCAAGTAGTCTCCATCAACGCTGTCATTCTTAATTGAATAAATGTAGTCGCCCACACTTAATCCAGTTACGGCAGACAACGATATTGAAGAAACCGTTGGGAATCCAGTTATTTGACCTACAGACGTAGTGTTCTCAAACACTTGGTCGCCAATAGAGATAAGTGAGTCGTTCACGTTAAAGCCGGAAACAATCAAAGTATTGCCAGTAATAGATGATATTTGACCAATTCCGTGCAAATTCGATGTTGTTGAGCTACTTATCGCAGTGGGAGTATTTGAGTAGAAAGAGCCCTCACGCTCGTCGTACGATAGATTGTCGATAGACGAGGAGTTAATGTTCGTGTTAAACAAGCCATTCCAAGCCTTATTCGATTCAATGCTGGATGCGTGAAACACCTTGATTAGTGATGGCTCGTTATTGAAGACCGTTTCAACTACAGAGCCATACTGGATGCCATAGAAGAAGCTTCTCTTTTCGTTTCTATTGTGCACGTATAGTGAGCCGTTCTTAAACGATATAAACTCATTTGAAACATCAGCCATATAGTCTGGAGAGTACGACCAGAATGAAACCCATTTGTTTGCTGGCTCAGAATAAGACAGTGTGAAACCACCAATTGTTTGGGTTGATTCAATATCAACAGAGTCGTCTAGAATGGTCAGCTCTGAGTTTGGAACATCAAGCTCCATCGGAACTAGGATATCGTCATCTTCCGTCTCAAAAACAATCAGTCCAAGAACTGGAACCGTAGAGCTAGCGACAGAATTGGGGACTAGAACCTCTCTCGTCTCAGATATTGTGCTAAGTCTTGCGATTGGGTACCCACTCTGAGAAATTACATCAGTAGAAGCAGCCATTGAGCGCGGCTCATCGGAAAGGACAATTCTATCAAAAGAATCTGTACCAACGATTGCAAGACCGCTAATTGTTACGTCGTCATTAACTTCTGTAGCACCTTGAACCATAAATGGAGATACTGCACCGTTAATGGAAAGTGTGCTTAGGTTTTCGCTGTTTACCGATACAACATATTCGTCGTATTCAACATCAAAAGCGCCGAATGTCTTAATTCCACCAAGGTCTTCTGAGTATTCTCTTGCCTTTTGCTGGAAAAAACTGTCCATACCGTATTGTGATATGGGTGTAATTCCGTCAGTAGACAATCTTAGTACCGAGCCATCCTTAATGTCGGCAAAGTAGTGCTTGTTGTCAGATTCGGCAAAGCTTTCTGGATTTCTACCAATTCCATAATCGCCAGCGTAGTATCTAACTGGACCAATTACGTTTGTCGTAGCAACCAACATACCACCACCCTCGGCAGTCTCAATTATGCTTCTGGATATTGGAAGGTTTACAACCTTGTTTTCTTGGTACACAATTAGTGACTCATTCAGCCCGTATACCTTTTGAATGGAGTTATTAATCCGTTCAAGGTCAACAAACGGGGCTTCAGCAAGGAACACAGATGAAAGCCCATTGTATGTAGTACCTATTTGAATCGGGTCACTGTATACAATTGTAGATGGCTTAATTCCAGAAACCTCGCTCGGCGAGTATGCATTGGCTCTTCCTATGTTTGAGCTATTCGACTTATAAAAGTCGTTGAATGAATAATCTTCAACAGTCTCAACCTCGTAGAGCTCTCCATCAATAGCTCCAGTCCTTATTCTTCTTTGCTTGAACCAAACATCTCCATTCTTTAAAATACCGCAAGCGGGTGTTTCTTGAAGAATGATGCTTACGTTGACAGGAACCGGGATGCCAATGAGCTGAAGTGGCTCATTTGTGTATATTTCCCAATCGGTATCTGTTTTTACTACTCTGTTTATCGTATAAACGCCCGGAGGTACACCCGACTGACCAGCAAATGATATTACATCACCAGCAACAACAATCGGCTCGTTTGCAACCCTAACAAAATTATCAGAGTAGTTTACGTGTGTTACTGGCACAGATATTTGCTGCCCCTGGCTTCTGAGTTCCCCCGCGTGGACTCTATTCTCTGTTCCCGGGTTCAATATCTGATACTCTTCGCCAATCTCATAGTAGAGATATTGCTCAGAATCTGTTTTTCTTCTGTATATCTCCCACAGAATGCTTCCAGCTCGTTCGACACCATCGGCATACGTGAAATTATTCCAATCTGCTGCTGAGCTAAATCCAGATATTCCTGGATTCTCAATAATTAGGAACCAACCAGATGTAAACGCTTTGTTGTTTTCAGTAGAGTCGTCATATATCGGGTTCGTTGCCTCATCTCTATCTAGGTATTTAAAGTCGACTATTCTAAAGTCGTACATACCCTCAACGAATCCTTGTTGAGATGATGCGACAACAGAGCTTACTCCCTTTTTAATGATTCTAATTCTATCACCATCAACGAATGAGTAGTTCAGCTTAGAACCGTAAAGCTCCTGATATGATGTTCTAAATGGCTCTACTGGACCTACCAGAGAGCTTAGGTTTAGGTATATGTAGTTTGAGTACGTGTAAGCACGCAATGCAGCATACTGTATAAACGTATCAACGGTTGAGTTTTTTGCATAAACCCACTGGTAATGGGTGGCCCAAACTGGCGGAGTCCAATCTATTCTCCAGTCAAGGTTCGTTGCACCCATTCTTTCCAATCCGATAGCCTCATCGTTCTTTCTTTCGGAAAAGAATTTTACATAAACCGTATCTGCCTTGTTTACGGTAGACGACCTGTTCGCTCTATCGTAGTACACAACCCCTATGGGGTGGTATGCTCCAGATTTGAATGCGGGAGACGAAACACCATCACTGTGAAACTCAGACAGTATATCTATGTCTATTGTGTGGGTGTTTTGTACAGCTGGTCTAGTGAAGTACAGCTTTATGGTGATGATGTTTGAGGTCGAAAGTGTAACCTCTGCGTCAGTCATTCTACTTGGCCAACTTTGTCTCGATGCCCAAATATGATTATACAAAGCGTCTCTTAAATCCTGATAGGTATCGCCCTGCTGGATTTCGTAACTAAAGAACGTAGCGTACGTCTGTTGCTCTGGTTCTCTTAGTAGAGCGTCAAAATCATAAGTGGCATTTAGCGAAAGAACCCATTTGGTTCCCTGTATAAGCGGAATTGCAGATATGTCACCAGACGTGGCCCCTGAAACTGTACCAGACAAAAGCAGAGATAGAACTGATTGTTGGGTTCCAAAGAACACAATGGTACCAGATTCGGGATTGTATCTGTCTAAATATCTTGGGATTAAGCTTACCCCCCTAGCCTTTTCCTCCTCGGACAATGGTGAGTACGTATCGTATACATTTCCCCAGAAATTTCTATTGTTCTTTATCGCTTGTGTTTTTGCGATGATTGGAACAGCATCAAAAAGCTTGTTTGAATCTCTGTCAGCCACAACTCCATAATTCCCATCGTTCAGGAATGTCAATGTGGTGGTTAATTGGCTTGGATTATTTACAACCGTCTCCCAAAGGAAGAGCTCTCCATCGTTTCCTATTCTAAATGCAACCTCTATTTTTTCTACGTTGTAACCTCCATTATTTACCGTTACCTCTATAGCGTTGTCAAACGTCAATTGATTGCTATCAACGAAAAATGCGTTGTTTACTTGCTCGTATTGTACCGCTAGTTTAGATAATGGAGAAAACGAGCTAACCTCGCCATCGTCGTATCTATATCTATATCTAAACTGAAACGACTTTCTAGATATGTTGTTGTATTGAATTCCGTCAACGCGAGTAAACTCAAATGATGGGGAAAAAACTGGCGGGTGCTTTACTTGGTCTAGGTATAGGTCAAAGTCGGCCTCAAAGTTTGGTCCATAACCATTTTGCACATCGCCAGTTGTTTGTGCGATTGCCTTATTTATGTTGATTTTGCGAGGAGGGTTAAATCCATCGGTAAAATAAACAAGTATGTCGCCGGGGTTTAGTCCTCCAATTGCATAACCTTGAACAACGTGTTCCTTCCTGAAGTTCAACTTTGAAGACTGCAAAATCTTCGTGATATCCTTCTGGTTTGAGTTGTATCTCAGTATGGTATGATTGCCAAGACTATTATGTACAAAGTAGTACAAGGCATTATTATCATCATCCTTCACTGTTCCAACAACGGTGCTTACCCCGTTTGGAAGAGTGAATGGGATTGCGACGGTTCCCTTCCTGTTCTTCAGAACGAAGTAATCACTGCCCTCGTTATATACACCGCCAACATTCAATGCGTATGGCATTGACATAGCGTCTACAATCCTTAAATCCTTGTCTAGGTCAAGGTACCTCGGTGTATTTTTTATTACGGGCATACTTCTTACAGATTACCGCCAGTCTTTGGTGCCAGCTGGAATCTCTTGAAGATAGTAGACATAATCTCAGACTTCGTGAGCTTCTGGCTCCGCGCCTTGGCTTTTCTTTTTTCTCTATACCAATCTCTTTCGGCAAGTTGCTTCTCACCAAGAGATACGTTCACTTTTCTCTGGATATATCTGTGGTAGATATAAGCTCTAATTGCAGACTCAGCCATCATAGGTACAACTGGGTCTTTTCTCATCGTTTCATCGTTGATGTACTCAAGAATGACATACTTGTCGGCATTCACGCCAGAGTAAACCTCTATTCTGTCATTCTCTTTGTCAATACGGAAGTAGCCCCTAGCGTTGTTTCCGCCGCCAATTCCGTAAAGTCTACCTACAGCGCTATTGTAGTAGAAGTTTCTAAATACAATGTATTCGCCAAGGTTGTTGATATTGCTAATCTGCGTTCCAGCAGAACCTGGGGTGTCCTCAAGAACTTCAATTCCATCGGAGTCCAACACAACCTCGTCGTTCACGTCTAGCGTGAAGTCTCCAGATATATTCATACCTGTGTTCTCGCCAAGCACTCTCACAATGCCATCGTCACCAAGTACACCTATTTTCGTGTATTCGATGTAATCGTTTGGCAAGGATATGCTGTTTGTTGCTGGGTCTATTTCAAGGCGTACAGACTTGATTCTACGAATAGCGTCATACTGAAGCTCACGAAGAGCTTGGCGACCAAGAACCATAAGCTTATTCTTGTCAGAATACTTCAGGTGGTCATCCTCGTCGACAAGTAGCAGAACATCACTTATGATGTCCGATAGTTTGATTTCGTTCCTTGCCATTATTGTCTAGCTGTTTTTTGGTCCGCCTCTTGCTTTTCAGCTGCTTGAAACAACTCGGGCTCTCTAATCTCAATACCGATGTAGCTCAACACTCTGTTGGCTAAGCGAGACTCCAGGTGTTTGGGCAACTCAAAGTTTATCGTTGCACTTGCGTTGTATACTGGCTGACCAGCTACCGTGTTGTACGCCCACGTAGGAGCCAATATACTTGCTGCACCAGTGGTAGTAGAGCCCTGAGGATTCTTGTAGTACGTGAGTTTGACATCGTAATCAATAGTATCTGGGAAAACTAATACCCCGTTATTGATGAATGATGCAATTGGAGTTGAATCGGTTGGAGCTCCGTCAAAACTACCTAAGTATGAGTTAATGTCTTCTGGAGCAACAACCTCGATGCCACTTCCTTCAAATTCTAGGTTGATGTAGTATGCGTAGTCCTCTGGTAATACAAACGCAGAGTTGGGGTAGCCATACTTTAGAGTTTTAGCGTAAACTACAAGCGGACGAAGGTCGTCCTTGATGTTCTCAATCGAGTTATAGTTTCCGTCTCTAAACTGAAGCTGACGTCTTCTTGATACTTGAGCGAACTTATATTCTCCAAGAATTTCGTGAAACACATCTAGTTGTGCCTGACGTGCATACGCATTAAAGTCAGCAGGACGAATAAAGCCACGGTTGTCCTTATTCGCTACTCTCTTTACTATCTCATATACAGAGTTTACCGAGGCGTATGCCATTTGCTAAGCTTTGTTAGTATTTACATAGCAAATATACAAAAAAGAAAAGGGGGGCTCGTGGCGGACCCCCCCAATTCCATCCAACCTAATGAAACAAAATCAACTTACGTCAATCTCCAATCATCATCCTAGGTCAAAGATATTAAATCAACCCCATATCTGCAAGTTGTTTCTCAATTTGTTCTCTTACTCCAAGACCTCTGTCTTCAAGCATAAACGAACCAAGAATCTTGTGGTGGTCTTCACCTACTGGAACAGTACAGATGGTGTTTCCATTATGTGACCACTTGACATACAGCTCATTAGTTGTGTCGATAATTCCAGCTTCCTTAGCCAGGATAGCGATGTATCTAACTCGTATTGTCGGGTTGTCAAACGAAGAAATAAAATCAGTCGGATTTGACTTAGCCAGCCTAATCAAGTCAAACTTAACCTCTGCAAAGCTTCTGTTTGTATTGATTGCGTGAATTTTAGCGATTCCAAGAAGCTCCTGGATTCCGCTTTCTGACTTAGTTTTATCCCGCAGAAGGGCTTGAGCCTCAAAAATCATATCCTCCATCTCAAGAACCTTAGATGCGTCAAACTCAAGGTTAAGTTCCTTGAAGATGTTTCCACCGTTGGCTACATTGTCTGGGTGGCAATCAAGGAAGTCCTGAAGATTTGGCTGCGTCTTGGGAACCAAGATTTTACCATCTTCAAACCAAATAGCTGCACGCTTGGCAGTCTTTTCGTTTTGGTCTTCTACAAAGATGGATTTCTCCTCGGGGCAGTATCTAATTGCACGAACAGAATCACTTTCTTCGTCGTAAATTGTTATGTTTGAGCTCTTTATCTTGTGAAGAACGGGGTAGCTATCTGTTGCAAGGATAAACACTTTGTCCTTACGTCCCGATTTGTTTGCGACAGCGGCCGCGGGTGAGGCAACTCGGCCTCTTCTTTTTGTTTCCATTTGATAAAATTTAATAGTAAATAAAAAAGTGATTGGGGGGCCGAAGCCCCCCGTTCACCTTTGGTTTAGATTAAGCTCCCTTACCAAGTACGAAGCGGTTAGCAGCACGCGTAACCAAGTTGCACTCAGAACGGTAGTTCATCTGAAGACGGTCTACAGTGTCGTTGTAAACACCACGAGCGCCACCAGTCAACCAGTGCTCCATCTCACGGCTGTAGCCGTCAGCAGCCTTGTAGTTCTTCTCCAGTGAAGGAGCAGCAATACCAGTCTTAGCATCAACTACTGAGTCCATAGGAATCATAATGAACTTGTAGTGGTCAGCACCAGCAACACCAAGGAGGGTAGGCTCGTTGAGCAACTTCCAAGACTTGTTGTGGAACGTGTAACCTCCACGGTTGAACGACTTGAAGCCAAGCGTTACAGCCATATTGGCGTCGTTGTTGAATACACCGAAGCTAGAACCGTTAGCACCAGCGCCGTTGTTGGCAGCAGCGATAAGGTCGTCGAGGTTCAACATCTGGGTGCGGTTGCCGTAAACAGCGTACTCCATAGCGCCACCTTGCTTGTCAAGAGCCTTGATGATGTCATCAATCTCAGAAAGCTGGTCAACGTATCCACCGTGAACGATACCACGGTTCTCAACAGCAGAGAAAAGACCTTCAGCACCGTTGATGTCGTGGGTAGAACCAGACAGGGTGGTGTTAGCGGCTTTCTCGCCCAGAACGAGCATCATTTCTTGGTAGTCAGCAAAGCGCTGGCGAACGTCAGCTTCTTGCTTCAAGTACCACATAGGCTTACCAGACTCGGGGTCTTGTACCCAAGCGATGTTGGTCATTTGTGAGCCAGTAACAGCGAAGATGCTCTTGATGATGCTAAACGTGTTCTCACGCTTAACTACGTTAGAACCTACGAAGTCACCAGGCTGGTCAGAACCTTGCTTGAATTCGTTACCGATAAGGGCCATCTTAACGTCAGCGTTCAGGGCCTTAGTGATACCCCAAGTAGCCTTGTAAGGAAGAGCCGTGATGGTCAAGCCATTTACAGCAGTAACGTAGGCACGAACGTATCCTTCGAGAAGAAGAACGTCACCAACCTTGATTACGTTGTGCTTAGCGTCAGCAGCAACGATGTCGAAGGTCTTAGCACCAGTGTCGGTAGCAGCAATAGCTACGTCAGCAGTAGCAGTGATTGCAGCGTGCAGACGGGTCTCTTCCCACCATTGTACGAAATCGTGAGTAGCCTCTTGGCGAACAGCGCCAACAAGCTCAAGCAGGCCATTCAAACCAGATACGCTTTGGTCGCCGTAGGTGCGAACAAGCTTATCACGGTTGTCAACCTTGTTTACGAACTCGATGTAGTCACCGAGGGCGATGTAGTTGTCAATCGACGCGCGATTGCCTTTAAAATTTGACGGAGAAAAATCCGTCGGCTGAGTAGTCGGCATATCTTAAAGTTTTTTAATGTTTAGTGTCCGACTGGACATTTGAGATAGGATTTGTTGAGCGATATTTTCACGAGGGCTCATCGTGGAACTGTCATTTTTGGTCGGCTTATCAACGGACGGATTCTTGGTTGCGCTTACCACTTCCTCACGACCGATGCTTTTACCGTGCTCAATCGCCAACTTGAACAAAGAGTCCGCGTTGTCGAGTAGATATTTAGCCGCGGCAAACTGAGCAAAGTCAATGTTGCCTTCGCCGTCTGAAAACGAATCAAAGAGAGACTCAAGTCCTTTGTCTCCAACTGATGACGTAAGAGCTTTCTTTTCTTCTTCGCCAAACTTAAATCTCCAGTCGAGGTTATCAAATTCGATTTCCTCTAGGTCAGAGATTGCAGTTTTGACTTCAGAAGCATAGTTAGTTAGCTCCTCCGTCTTTGTGGGCTCAGCTTTCTTCTCGATTGGCTTGACCAACTCAGACTTCATTTTGTTTAACTCGTTTCGAGCAATAGAAGCCTCAGTTTTCAGTCTAGCCTTTCCAACCCTCACATCTTTCTCGGAATAATCTTCCTCAGAAAGCTTGAAGGTATCGTCAAGAAGTGACTCAACCTCATCATCAGACAATTCGGGATAAAGCATTTTGTACTTCGTTTTGACCGCAGACAAGTCATCCATTTCGGTGACATTGAGCCCTTGGACAAAGTAGAAGTCGCTGATGCTTCTTCCCGTTTGTTTTACAAACTCATTCAACTGACGAATCTCTTCGTTAGCAAATGAGTCTTCTTCTTTCAAAGAACCAGCAAGTTTCTCTTTAATCTCATCAAGAGTGGAGAACTCCATCTCAAATTGACTAGAGATAAACTCTACTATGTCTTTTTCGGTGATTTCCTCTTCCTGTTGCGCTTGTGCTGGCTCAGTAGCAGTTACTGGCTCTGCGGGTGCATTTTGAGCTTTAGACTCATCAGGATTAGGCGTTACGTCAGTGGTCTCTTCTTGCGAATCAACAACATCAGAAACATCACCATCTTGTGCAGGAGTAGTCTCCTGTGTATTGTCATTAGTGACTACGATATCTTCAACATTATCAAATGTTTTAATACCAAGAGCCTCTAATTGTTTTTCTTGATAATTCATTTTATTAAGTTTTGTTAGATACAAAGTTATAACAGATTTAACAAACATTAGTTTAATCTACCTAGAGAGTAAGAAACTGTTAGATATAGTTCTCCCTAAAAGGCGTCAACTCTTTTGAAATCGAGCCGCCCTTTGGGAGAATTCTACCTGTCGAGTGAAGTTGCCCGCCGTCAAGTAGTCCAAGCCTTTTGAGCTTGGCGCTTGGTTTCCCAAACGTCTCCCCAGTGGACTGCCTCAAACACGCTCTAACGAGCCAAACTTAGGTTAGTCATCCAACGACACCCGCCACTGGTCGGTTAATGGATACGCAAACCTAATGACAGATTTTGGTTTTAGCAAATTATTTTTTGCTTCTGTTCTTGGATTTGGCAATAAACTTACGCTCATCGTGGTCGTAATCCATACCATCCCCAGAGCCATAACGGCCAGAATCACGGCGTTTCTTATTCAGAAATGCACGATATTTCTTGCGCTCCTCAGAAGAATGGTACTCTGTATCGTACTCTTTCTTCTTGGCCTTCGCCTTTGGATTGCTATCGTAGTATTGCTGAGTCTTACTCTTCGCTTTCATAGCAAGCCTTCACCTTGTAGTGCATAGGGGCTTCGCCAGCGGCCTTTACGGCAGCCACAACAACCTTCATAGCCTCAGCTAAGTCGGCGTGCATAACCTCAATCTCTTTGGTAGAGCTTTCTTCTTTATACGTTTTTGCTTTCATAATAAAGCTTATTTATGGTTTCTAAATTCTTTACGCCAACAACAGCCCTATCACTGCTGACACGCTTTACGCCAACAGAATACGCTTGTCTCTTTTTCAAACTCTTTGCCATTTCAGCTTCCGCAGTTTTCACACTGCTCAGGGTTCTCAATGTTGCACGTAGGCTGTTTGGCCTCCTCAAGGTCGTTCAACCAATCTTCAAACTCTTGTCCACTCATTGTTTTCTGTATTTAGCGACTTTCTTAGCGATTTTATCAGGCTGCTTAACAAATTGCTTTCCTTGGGCATTGCCCTCAGCTTTCGCTCTGTTAGTTGCAGCTTTTTCTCCAGCACTAAGTGCTCTCCACGCCTTTTTAGGCAAATACCGTTTCTTGCCCTCGCTTGGGCTACCGTCAGAAGTAGTCCACTCCTGCTCGGTCCATCTCTTCAAACTTTTCTGACTGGCCTTCATTAGTCCTTGTATCCTCCGCCAGCTTTTTTGTATTCAGAAGCAAGAAGTTGCGCTTTGCGAGCAGACCACTCCCCAGGGTCGCCACCACGAGTTCCAGCCTTTATCTTTTCAAACAAACGCTTACGCATACCGGGCTTAGTGTAGTTACCAGCTTCGTTAACTCTACTCTTCGCTTTCATCTTGTGACTGATTAAGCTTCAAAGTTACGAATGCAGGAATAAGCACTTTGGGATTTATAAGTTCTACTTCAAGGTACCTCTTGGTACCACCTTTCCAAGACCTCATTTCATTTTTAATGACTCTAAATCTTGCATCTGAGTATAGCGCTTGTTCAAACTCTGAAATCATTCCAGCGTCTTCTGTTTTCTTTATGTTTCTCGCCCCAGTTATGCTCAATGTTGATGTTCCCTTAGGCAAGCGTATCCCCATAAGCGTTGAGTTCCACCCAAAGGCACCCTTTTTACTTGTTGATGTGCTTAATATGGTCTCTGTGCTAAATATATCGCCGGGCTCTAAATCATTAATGACTTTAAAATTATTTATACCCTCGACTTTGGAACCATCTTCATTATATAGTTCAACGTAATCCGTATCTCCTCGCCGACCCGTATACACCTTTGACTCAACAGTGCTTTTGGGTTGTTTCAATATAACCTCATTCATCTTGGACTTTAAATAGTCCGCAAGACCTGGATATGCGTCTCTTCTTTTTGTGTTTGTTGATGCGGCCCCACCAGATTGCTGATAAAACGTAATAAGAAATCTATCTGCATCATTTGTGGTTTGCTTTGAAATTCCCTTTTTCTTTAGCTCATCAAAATTCTTTACTGCATCTAGTGTATAACTATGGTCTGGGATATTATTTAATGTCTCATCTATACTTATGTCAATATCATTCATATTGAAATTGTTGAGCCTTTCGTTGAATTGATTTGCATACGCAGCCTGGAATCTAGCTATGTCAACATCGCCCTCATCTTCAAGATTAATATATTCATTGAGCTCGAATTTCTTTCCATCAATCTCAACAAATGGGGGGATATTCTGCTCGTATCCAGGAGGACTAAATATATCAATTCGTTTTTCAACATCTTCATATATTGTTCCATCCTCGGCAAGGAAATGAAACTTGCCAGTTGAGTCTTCAACAATATTAGACAACGGCTTTTCTGGGTCAAAGTTTTTAACGAGTTCCGCAGCAGAAATATCATTTATGGTTTTCACTTGGGCTTTTACGGGAGACTCAACTAAATCATCCGTAATTCCAAAAGCAACCTCATCAAACTTTTTTGCCGCTTTAGATACCGCACTAGATGCCGCCTTGCTAAGTGAATTCATCACCTTGGCTCCCTTGAGCAAACCAAATCCACCAGCAATATTTGATGGGTCAGCAACAATGTCAACGGCAAGCTTGGCGATTGGACTTGCATCGGGGGACATAAACACCTCAGAAGGAGTTCTTTGGGACGTGTTGAATGAGTCGTAATTGGGTAGGGCGTTAGCTAAATTAGCTGGCTTACCAGTCGCATACGCAAGTGCTTCAACCATAGCGGCTTGTGGGATTGCCGTAGTTTGTCCTATCGCATTTAGAGCCGCCTTAGGAAGTGCAGTCGCAAAATCAGCAACCTCAGAGGCATCCAATCCCTTTCCACGCATAGCCTTTGAACGGATAAACCTACCGATAGGTGAATCCTGAGAGAATAGTCTTTTCTCCTCTTTAGTAAGATTGTCGTAATAAGCGTACTTTTCTCCAGTAGCCTTATTAGCTACAACATCAACCGTATCGAGTACGATGTTACCAGCTGGAGCTTCGGGACTTTGGGTCTCTTGTGGCTTGTTCTTTTTGCGAGCAATCATATGCCACGAGTGTACTTCTGTGACTTAGGAGGCATCTTCTTGCTGCCCTTAGAGCCAGCCCAGAAAAATTTATCAGCCCAATACGCAGCACTCATTTTGCCCTTTGCAATGTTCTTTGCGTGGCGAGCCTTGAAGCTCTTGCGAGCCTCTGGGCTATAGTTGTGTCCCATCTTCTGGTCTCCAAAGCGGATAAGCTTAACCTTATCTCCTTCTTTAGCTAGAACGATTCCTTTTTTAGTAGGGTGACTTGGGGTCTTCTTTGGTTTGTTGACCCCACTCAATCCATACTTCTTGAGCATATTCTGAATAGCCTCCCTGGTTTTCATATTACATCTGTTCTTCTGTGGGTTGTACTTGTGCTTCTGGTTGAGCTGGCTGAGCTGGTTGAGCCATTTGAGCTCGCTCATAAGCCATCTTCATAAGTGACTCAATGTCGGGCTCTTGGAAAGAAATCGGTCCAGAATCCTTCTTGCGTTGGTCAATAAGTTTAGATTGCTGAGACGCTTGAATCTTCGTTCTGTCGTCCTTTCTGTCCTCCTTAAATGACTCCATATCGGCAATGATTCCAGCCTCAACAGCCTTGAGCTGCATATTCTGGCGGAACTCCTGCTCAGAAAGCTGAGCCTTGAGTTGGTATTCTGCCTGAAGCTTCTGGATTTCAGCTTGACTCTTGAGTTGCTCAATTTGAGCCTTCATTTGTCCAGCAATCTGTAGCTCTTGGCTCTTAGCTTGCGAAGACACAATAGCAGTTTGCTGATTGGCCTGAGCCTGCATCATACTATTCTGCTGAGCAATCTCCATCTGCTCCTTCTGGTAGCGCTTACGGCGCAGCGAAAGGAACTTATGGGCTTGGTTTGGGTTCGTCATCTTACGAGCTATAATAGCGTCCTCAATGCGAATCTCGTTTCTTGACAGGGCGGTGGTAATGTGTTGCTCGATAAAGTACTTCTCTTTATCATCTGGCTCAACCTCAATGTTGATTCCAAAGTTGTGAAGCGAAATCTTATCCATTGACTCAATAACGTCAATGTTTGCTTTGCCAATAGACTCAACGTAGTACTTGTACAGAGGAGAGTTCTTTGGTATGTCTTGAATCATCATAATGATGTCCTTAGCGATACCCTTGGTGATGCTATTAAGGGCTCTGTCCACATCGTAAGTTGCCGTGTTGGATGCGTCAACAGCCATTTGCGTTACACCAACAAGTTGCTCAGAACGAGTGATGCCCTCTCTCTCGGGGACAACTCCAGTTACGTTTCTAATCTCATTGATGTAGAAGTTGTAAGCATTCACCAGTTGGGGAAGCTCACTAACGTATGCTGGCAAAGGCTGAATGGGTACACCTTGAGCATTACCCTCCTCATCTCTTGAACGGTAGTAGACAACACCTGTCGCTTCGTAGATGTCTTGAATCTCCAGTGGGGTAAGCTCTCCGCCATCTCCCATACTTACGGCATTCAATCCGGCTACGTCAATGATAAGACCATACGGCTTGACGCGAGCGATGAGCTGCTGAATCTTTAAGTGAATAAGCTGAATCTGGTCAGCCATCGGGCGGATGGTCTCAACGATGCTGTCTTCAACCATATTGTAGATTGAAGGAGCATATACGTGGAAAGACATCCAAGTATCTTGAATGTTGTCCTTGGGACGAATCATATTCTCCTTGAGACCGTAACTCCAGATTACATCAGCACCAAGAATCTTCTTTCCAGCGTAGACCGTCTTGTAGGTCATCGTCTTCTTCTCACGCTCGTACTTGCTGTTCTTGGGCGGCTCGTAATTACTTCCCTTCTTGTAGAATCCAGCATTCCCGTGACGAGTGCGTTTCTTCTCGAAGTTCATATCGTCAACGCTAATGAACTCAAAATCAACTACTGGAATAGTGAAGTCGTCATACTCGTAAACGAAAGTGTTTAGGTATGCATTAAAGTGGTTGTTTGCGTGAACAGAAGAGGGGTTATCGTACTTTCCAGCATACGTCTGAGCAATCTCATAGTACTGAGCCTCTGAGTATTTATCACCAACCTCACGCTTGATTTCTCCAATCGTAGTGTAGATAATCTCGGCAGCGTAAACCATATCCTTAAAGTTTGATGCCTTTACGTGAGATGAGATTAAGTATTTGGGGTCTACATAACGAACCTTGATTCCCTCGTATGGGTCAAAGTATGTTCTGGTAGCTCCTATTCCAATTACAACCAAGTCCTCGCAGACCTTCTTTCTAATTTCAATAGGGTAGTCATTTTGGTCAAAGGTGAGTTCAACAGCAAGCTCTGCAGCAATCTCTACTGCCTGCTTGAAGTTCATCTCCATAATCATATCCAGCTCGTCCATTGAGTCTGGAATCTCCATACCTTCGGTTAGGTCTTGACCAGTGGTTTCTTTTACCTCGTCAATGAAGTCCTTAAACTTCATCATACCAACGAGCTTATTCTTGATTTCGTCTCTATCAGAATTTGCAATTGGGTCAGTAGCACGAATCTTTAACTCGTACGACTTGTTCATAATAGAGTTTACGATAACCTTAACAAACTTCTTTACAACAGGGATTGGCGTCCAGTCAAGGTTTAGTAGTGATGTGTCGCCAGTTGCGTTAAGAAGTTGCTTGTATCTAGAGATGTTTTGCTTACCCTTGGCGTAGGCTCTGTTCTCCTCAATGCGCTCACGGCGTGTTTGGTAATAGTTGTATCTCTTAGAGAACCATTCTGACTCAATAGCCTTGGCGTACATTAATCCATACTCGTCACTCTTTTTGATATCTTGAGGGACGAGTGGTGTGGGGAATCCGCCAACTCTGGGTATGTTGTGTTGTTTCATCTGAAATGCATTTCGCAATACACAAAATTAGTAAATATCATCTAGAGCGTTTTGAGATAGTTCCGCTGTTGTCATAACGCCTTACAAATGGTTTTGAGACAGTTACCTTTTTCTCTTCCCTCGGCTGAACCTGTAGCCCAAGAAGTGCCAGACCAAGGCTTATTGTGTCGTCGTGTTTGGTTCTATTTTTAATGTCGTAGATAATCAAATCACGAAGGGTCTCGTTGAAAAAGAATTCTCCCATTTCACCAGTGTCGCTATTGATTCCAATGTGATTATTCACGTAGGCCTGAACAGCGTGAGCGTGTGCCTGAGCAATATCCTCAGAGTTCATAGGTATTCCGTATTGAGCAACGCCACGTGATGATTTTGGGGTAAGGGCTTTGGGTCTCTTTAGAACATATCCCATATATCCCCATTCTTCGACAAGCTTGTCAATCATTCTGCGCACGTTGTTTTCAATCAGCATTGGCACACCAAAGAATATTGATGCCATAAGCATTTGCTCATATGCAAGTAATGCCGTCTGTTCACGTGAATTATATCTAGCGATACACATATTGCTTGGGTACTTCATATTCGCCCTTGTGACAATGTGCATAGAGGCACGAGAACCCCTTCCGTCAACCGTGGCGTCTACCTTATAGGGGTCAACTCCAGCTACACCAAGCCAGTCATTAGCTGGATATTTATGCGCTCCCCTTTCGTAGTATTTATTTCTATCCTCTGGCTCAAGGAAATGTGAAATCTGCCACGGACCATTTGTCTCTGGTATGAACATAACATCACCAAATCTGTGGCCATCTATCCAGTGGAAGCGACCCTGAGTATATGGTCTTACTTCAAGCTCATTGTTGTAGAACATCTGCTCGTTGAGCTTTACGATGTCAAAGATTGAGCTTTCGTTAAAGTCCATAAATGCCTCGTCAATGTCAAATGGCATCTGACGCTTCTCCTCTGCGTAGTCATCAGAATTACCCTTCAAGGATTCGCGCTGAGCAAGCAGAAAGGTCTTACCGCCGTAGTTTAGCGACTCGCCATCAATGCTGATAAAGGGCTTCTCTGGGTCTTCAACAATACTCCGACCGTATTTATCAAGTATCACCGTTTCGTATGCCGGGATAAATATTGAATAAAGACCAGAGCCAGTCCTTCCAGAGATTGGGTCTCTCTCTGTCGGGTTGGACATATAGTATATCTTCTTAAACCCAGAACCTCCCTGATTCATCGGGTTAACCGTAGACCCCATCATACACTTGCCGATAATCCTAGTCCTGTCAATGAGACACTTCTTAGTTACCTGCCAGTTTTTCCATATGTCGTTAGGAGTCAGCCACTTACCAGCTTCGTCGTGAATTAAGCGCTTGAGTTTTGCGCCGTCATACGAGTTGGTCTTAGTGGCTTTGAAGTCAATTCGTGTATTTAACGCACCAGACTCCTTTACTGTTTTCTTCTTTTTGCGTGACGCTGGCTCCCTAAACGTGAGCTCACTCTTTGGGTCGGAGTTTGAGTCACTGATTGGTTTAAAGAAAAATGGATAGTTTCTGTAGATGTTTACCACCTTATCCTTAAACAAAACATCACGAGCGTCATCGTTTGTCTTGGAAAGCATACCAAACCACGATTCGTAAGTCTGGGTTGATTCGTCAACAAGCTCAGCTGTAGCAATTGATGACCATCCAGCTCTTCTGTTCTTAACGTGAACCTGCCCAAAGCATCTTGGGTCTACTCTGCACGCCTCCCAATGAATAAACAATTTCCATTGCGGCTGTATAAAGAACGGATACCCAAAATCAAACTTTGACCATTGAAGAAACATATAATGCTTTCCTGTGAGATACGTAGGAGTTCCGTTGTTGTAAAACCAAACACCGTACTTACGTCTATGAAACTCACGCTCAACATAAGGCTCGTATCGCTGCTTAAACTCTTTAGGCTGCTCATCCCATTCGTCTTCTGAATCGATAGCCGCTAAGGCTGGAGGAAGCTCAACTCTATCCCACATCTGCTCCTCGACTGGCTTATCGTGGAACATAATATCCTTGTGCTCTGGAAACTCTGGTAACTGAATGGACAATCCATCTATATAAACAATCTCGCCCCTAGTGTCGTTGGGGCAAATATTTATGATTTCACCATTCAGAAACGCCATTACTTTCGGGCGTATTTCTCAGCAAACCCTGGCTTGAACTCACGAATCTCCTCGTCGTCTGCAGCTTTTACGTGCTCCTCTTTTAGGCGGGCCTCTAGCTTTTCGTATTCAACGATTAAATCCTTACAATTCATAAAAGCCTCTTTTATCGACTGCAGCTCATTCTTTCTTGCGGAGCCCTCAGCTTCGGCGCTAACACCCCTTCTAATATCAGATATGTAGGAGTCAATAGCCCCCTGGGTTGCCTCAAGGAGTTCTTGCATCTTCCTCTTTACACTCCAATCAATCCGCCTGCTCATACACTACAGTCAAATCTTGAAGCCTCATTCTCCAAAGCTTCTCATTATTGATTACAAATTCGCAATCAGAATTGGGGGTGAATCCAACGAGGTCACCAATAGACACGCCAAGCTCGTCACCAAGCTCATTCATATACTTTATGTATCCCCTATCCTCAACCTTCTTCTCAAATCCAAGGAAAAGACCAGATTCGCTTTTCACTTCTTCCTTGGCTGGTGGCGTCAGAAATATGAAGTCACCAAGAGTGTGAATGACTCCATCGTGTTCATATGCGTAGCAAAGCGAGTTGTACCCACCAGCGCTTTCATATGCGACAAGAAAAAGGTCATCTGCAATTTGAAAGTTCTCATTGAATATAATTGAGTGATGAAAGTACAGCCTATCTCCAATTGAAACTGGACTATTTACCTTTACGGGTAATTCAACCACTTCGCCATAAAAAGCTCTGTGCTTGTGTGGTTCAAACTTAGTGTCAATAACAAGGCTGACACCGTTTTTCAATTTAATTTCATTGGTGAACTTGTTGTCTACACGGACAACAAATTGTCTCATTGCTCTCATAATCAGTAGTCTAGGTCGTATTCCTCAGTGATGGTGGAACCGTTGTTTGAGTATATCGTCTTCCAGATATAACGCCCATCACGCTCTCTTGACAACCATATCTCGTATGATATAGCGCCAGATTCGCTTACGATTTTCTTAATCTCATCAATTTTCCCATTGATTGGGTGCTTCAGTTCGTTTCCGATGACGAAGTGCATTCCTGCCTTTAAATCACCAATCGTAAGCTTTCTAATAATCGCCCTCGTCGGTCTCGTCCTCGATGTCTTCTGAAACCCCTCCGAAGAAGTCCACGTCTGGGAGCTCTCGGAGAATATGTGTTTCAAATCTAGAATCATTCTCTTCGTTGATTAAATTTTTAATATAATGCCAGTCCTCATATTCAGGATAGGAATTAAAACAAAGATAGTGAGTTGGCTCGTATTCCTCAAATGGCGGGCAGGCGAAAGCGATAATCCTTATATCAGGACACCTGTTCTGGATTTCCTCAAGCATTTCTGCTAAATACTTTATTTGCTCAAGGCTGTCTTCCACGAGCTAAAAGTACGAAACTATTATGGAGGCGTTAAACCCTGTCCTATGGTTCCAATTTCAGCATCAACCATCGCAATTTTCTCAACGTGAACGTATCCACCGGTTATGGTTGCGGTGTCTGAGTTCACGTGCATTTTGATTTCAAACTTGTTTGTTGAGTTTGTCACGTCAGCGTTAGACACGAATACAATCTCAGAAAATATGATGAGTTTGTAGGTTGAGATAAGCTTATCAACGGTCGTTGCCTGGGTGCTTGAACCAACCTTGTTAATCTGTGCGTAAACAGTAATGGTTGGTGTCAGCGTGTCTTCAACTCTAAGCGATGCAGAAATCTTGTAGTATCCAGATGCCAGCACAAGCTGGTTTAGGCTGTTTACGCTAATTTGATTATTGGCGTCAATCGGGAGATTGTTCGCTGAAGATATGTCAATCTTGGTTGATGCCGTTGCAAGAGCCTGTGCGTCAGGACGAGCGACATATTGCGGCATAACCTGCGCAATTGAAGACAGAGTGCGAACCTTAACCTCTTTGCTTACCGTATCGTGCACAAGGAAAGTAAGGAGCGAGCTTGAATCAATGCCGGGGTTTCCAAAGTAAAACTTGTTTGTTGCTCTTACTGCCAGCGTGCTGATTTTCAAAGCTGCCTCATTGCCAAGAGCATCAGCAACAGCCTTTTCGCTTGTAGTAATCGTATTTGACTCTACACGAAGGATTTGACGGTATATGTCCTTTATTGCGCTTGTTGATATGTTTGATGCCATCGCCTTTAGTTTTCTCTGTTCTACAAATTTACGAATTGCTTACAATGTCAAATCGAAAGAGACGGGCATCTTCATTTCTTGTACATCTTTAATGCTTGATTCTCACGCTCAAGGAAGTCAACCTTGACTCTCAATGAGTGAACCTCTGCAGTGAGGTCTAATATGCGCTGACGCATCTCATCTTTTTCGTCTGCTGAACGAGCCAACAGTTCCTCTAGATTCCTTACTCTGTTCTTCAGGTCGTCACGATATAGGTTCGTATCACTATTTGCTAGCTCATCCTTCTTGGCGTCGGCATTCAACTTCATCCTGTTGGTGTAGAACTGGAATGCGGCACCACTACCGAGCACCGTTACAACCGTGATGGCAATCTGAGCGAGGTCCATTACTTAGCGTATTTCTTTTTAATTTCTTCGATGTGCTTCTGATTCTCCACGCGGATAATGTTCCACCCAGAGAAAATTAAGACCAGTAACCAGCCCATATTCGAGCCGTGCAGCATACCTTCCATCCAGTAGTTCAACACCGTAGCTACAGCAACGAGGAACGCAACCTTTACGGCGTTAGCTCTAATGCCTAGACCGCCATCCCAAAGTACAGCGTAACCCTGATATATACCGCAGGCCATAGATGCTAAGCACAGCCAAGGTGAGGAAAACATCTCGGTGTATAGTGCGGCTGGAAGGATGAATGTGTGAAGCACAGACGTGAACACCTCATTGGGCTCGCTATCGCTATACTTGAATATGCTAACGACCCTCTTAATACCTTTCTCCTCCATCACGTCTGCTATGTGCATTATTTCTTATTTGCGAACTTCTCTAGCCCAGCGATTCCGAATGACCCAAGCGTGATAATCACGAATGAGTTGTATGTGAACTCGTTGATTACGAGGTCCTTACCAATAAAGCCAGACACAACGTCTGCAACCATTACCATAACCATTACAGCGAACGACATAAAGCCAATGATGGTCTTCTCGTTCCAGCTGTTGTCATCTTTAAAAATCTCCAAGAACCTCATACTGCTTTTATTTTACACAAAGATAAAAAACTGAAAAATAAAGGTTTTCAACAAAAGAAAAGCCCCACGAGGGGGCTTCACTTGCGTTAGCATAGAGCGTGTCCTTACTTCACAACCTTCAGCTCGGGGGTCTCCTGCTCTTGAACGGTGAACTCACCAGTCTCAAGGTTGAGGGTTCCGTGGCCGTGCTCTTCGGCAAGTTCGTTCATCAGAGACTGAATCTCCTCACCGCTCTTGCGAAGTTCTGCAACGAGGGCCTCCTGACGTGCTGCGAGGTCTTTCTCGCTTACGTAGAGTGCACCAAGTTCCATCTGGATTTGTTGCTGCTTAGCACGAATCTCACGTGCAGAATTTAATTGGGCTTCAGAAATCTGTGCCATAGTGAATTAAGATTTGGGGTTATTGTTTAGCAGTCTACAGCGTCTTCGTAGCCAGCCTGAGCCTTAAGGTGGTCGTAGGCTTGTACGAGGATGTCAGCGGCTTCAGCCTCGAGCACGGGCTCAAAGCTAAAGTGCGTGCGGTAGATAGGTTCAGCGTGCGCCTCACGAGTCTCCTCAGATGCGTAGGTAGCTACTTCGTAGTGGCAGAAGTTCTTCTTAACCCAAGCCTCGGTCGGAGGGGTAGGCATCGGAGGTACGGGATTGCCATCAGCATCTACTGAGGGTTCTGCGGGTGCAGCGTATACATAGGTCTTTTGGTCGGTAGACTCGTACGTGAGACGGGTTACCTTGTGATAAGCGTCGGCGAAGGTGATGCCGAACTTGTCTACAGTTGCGATTACAGCCATTGTGATAACTAATTAGTGGTTACAAATATACAAAAACATTAACATCCACGCTGAGACGTTATCTTACCAGCGCTATCTATTTCATAAACTAGCG